TACTCGATCTGGTTCTTCTGCTCGTCGACCGCGATCCGGGCAAACTCGACTCTCTCCTTCGACTCCAGCTCCATCTGCTTCTGCGAGTTCCTGGTCTCCAGATCCTGGAGCGCCGCGTTCAGATGCTGCGTCAGCTGCTGGTTCTGCTCGGTCAGCTGCGCAATGGCCTGCTGCGCCTGCGGTGGTATGTCTCCCTGCTTGCCCGCGTCCTTGACCTGGGGAGGAATGGTCTGCGACACCCGCTCGGCAATCTCCTGCGCCTGCGGAATGTCCATATTGCGAATCACCAGGTCCCCGGCCACGCCCATCAACGGCGGATAGACCTTGGCCAACTCCATCTGCGAATCCACCGCCTGCTGCCGGCGGGTCTGGTAGCTGGGGCCGGTCGAGATGGTCACGTCATAGGTACCGACGCTCATGTCGTAGATACGCAGCCGGCTGCCATCCTGAAACTCCTGGTTGAGGGGTACCAGGCGCTGCTGGCCGTCCTCACCAATGATGCGTTTGACCGTCGCCACATCGTAGATCTTAGGAATGAGATCCAGAATCTGCAGCCCGCAAAACCGGATCGCCCGAATCAGGTTATCGAGATAGTGGAAGTTCGAGCCCTGCGACTGCTGCTGCCGCGCCAGGATGGCTCGCCCCGACTGCTCGTTCGAGCGATTGCCCAGCGCGGCATCATAGATGCCGGTCACCGCCTTCATGTCGTCAGCAGACTCCATCATCGCCATGTTCATGGCCTGGATGGCTGGCTCAACAGTGTTTCTCTGCGGTGGCGGCAGCGGCGTACCGCTCAGCGCTACCGGTTTGTACTCCAGATAGCCGTAGTTCTTGACATTGGCATCCTGCCACTCGCGCTCATGGTTCTCGAACTGCCCCTCGGCGCCGACGTAGGGAGCCTTGGGAGCCAGCGCAATCGCCTCCGTCAGGGCCGACTTCATGTAGTTGAACTGCCGCTGCGGGTCCTTGGCGTCCCTGACGATGCCTTTCAGCACCTTCTTGCCGTCGAGGTCATACTCGTCGCCCACCACCTTGATGATGGGAATATACTTCCCTGCCCATTCCGTCTCGTCCAGTACCTCGTGGCCGTTCATCTTGGCCCAGCGCACCGTATCCTTCCAGCTCTCGCGCTCGGAGACGACGTCTGCGCCTTCCGGAACCTCGTCTTTCCATGCCGTCTTGCCATCCTCGAGCTGGCATAAGGTCGCCTTTTTACGGTCAATGTAGAAGTACTCGGCAACCTGAACCTGGTCGCGGCTGACCCAGAGGTTGTTGCGATCCCCCAGGGCCGACCAGTCGTTGATTCCCGCCATCTCCGAGTCAGGAAACTGACGCTTATATTCCTCTTTCGACATCTTCTCGATGACGAAGCCCCACATCGCGTCGGAGAAGTCAGGCTCCTGCGCATTGGGGTCCAGGTACACGGTGAATGGATTCTGAATCCACTTGATGCGGATCTCCTGCTCAAATGATTCGTGATTGATGTACTCGGTGGTAAGGCGCCAGTACCCAAAACCATTGGCGGCAGCGTTGAAGAAAGCCTGATCATACGCCGCGTCGGCGTTCGAGGCATACTCGATGTGTCGCGTCAGCCCCTCGATGATCTCTGCCGTCTCGATGTCGGCCGCATCATCCACCGGGTTGATCTTGATGGCCGGGCGATTCTGGCGCTCCTCGTTGGTCACCTGGCGCACGAACTGAGGCAGGCGATTGATAGTCAGGCAAGGCCGGTTGTCGGTCTGCCGCTGCTCGAAAATGCCTTCGTCCCACTGCGATCCGGCCAGGAACTTCAGATCGTCCAGAGCCTCATGACGAATCATGCTCTCGCGATCCTCGGCCAGCTTGAAGCGCTCCCGGGCAAGGTCGACCAGCTTCCCCTGGCGCTCCTCCTCTTCCCGCTTGGAAGGCTTAGGCGCTGCCGGCTTGGCCAGGGGCTCACGCCGCGGAGGACCAGAAGTATGGCCAGGATCATCCTTGTAAGGGTCGCGGGGCGCGATGGGCTGGTTGAGGATGCGGGTGTATGCCTTCCAGTCCTGGCGGCCCATCCCCTGCCGAGAGCCCGAGATCTGCGACATCTGGGTGCCGATCTTCCCGCCCGAGCCACGCCGGTCACGCATGTTCCTCTGGTTGGTAATGTCGCGAAGAGTACGGTTGATGGCGTCAGGCATTACCTATGTCCCAGCATTGGCAAAAAGGTCTGAAGCAGGATCACAACCAGGATAATCACCAGAACCACCTGCAGAATTACCGGCCATGGCGCAGGCAGCGAAATGCGCGTCAACAGGTACCACAGCAGCGCAAAGATCAGCAGAATGACGAGTAAGGTGATGAGAGACGCTACCATAGGCTCACACTCCGTAAAGATCCCACTACTGCATCCATGAACTCCCACTCCGGAAATGCCTCGGTGCCGGCGGCTTCTTCGGAGCTGCCAGAACCTTGACCGCGAAGGTCTGCATCAGGCAGTCCGCATTGTCCGGGCTCGCGAGTCCCCGCGCCTTCATGTCCTCCTTCTTCTCCAGCTGGATCTGATTCTTGTTTGAAAAGAAGTACTCCGGGCCGGTCAGATCAGTCTCGAGCTCAGGATCATCAGGAATCTCCGCGCCTGCGTTCAGCCACTCGCGCATCAGTCCCCAGGCCTCGGCGCGCCGATTAAAATACATGGCGGAATCGTCTGCCGCGACCCCGCCATGGAATTCAAACAACCCTCGGCCATACCCGCGGTGGTTGAGTTGGTCGATAACACCTGCTCCCAGCCCATCGCCGTCAACCACCACGGCTTCGGGTTTTTCCCGGTCACGAAACTCGATCACCCGCTCGGCCACCTGGACGGTCGAGAGGCCGCGCAGTTTGGCAAGAATGCGGAACTGCCGGCCCTGGCGGATACCGATCACCGTCTGGTCCTCCCCGAAGCGAGCCACATCCACGCTGAGGATCTTAGGCAGCGAGTCATATCCCTGAGCCTTGTATCTGCGCGCCTCAGCCACCTTCTCCGATGAGATGAACTGCGCCGAGCCCGCGCGGGGAAACTCGCCTCGAACCCGGACCCGAACAAAGTCGGAATCCTCGCCGTAGTCAGTAACCCATTTCTCCAGCTGCTCCTTGTTGGTCCCTTCTACGGTTCGGGAGTCGATCTGGCGGGTCTTCCAGCGATGTTTGAAGCGTCCAAAACACTCGCGAAAACGTCCCGTGTTCTGGGTGGGATTGCCAAAAGCCAGCCAGATAATCTCTGTGCCTTCGTCGGTGAGAGCACCTTCGGTTACCTCCCAGATACGATCCGCGATCGCTGAGGCCTCGTCATAGATGACGACGATGCGCTTCCCCTTGTTATGCAGGCCGGCAAAGGCCTCCGTATTGTTCTCCGACCAGGGAATTCGATCAATCCTCCACTGCCGCTCATGCTCTTTCTCTCTCACCGAGATCGTGGTCGCACCAATGTTCCACCAGTGCGCATTGATGGCCAGACGAAACCATTTCGAGAGTTCGGGCCAGGTCTTGGTTGCCAGCTGCGACTCCGTATTCGCCGTGATAACGATTCGACAATCCTCGCAGGTACTCATCGCCCAGTTCGAGACCATGGCAATCAAGGCCGACTTGCCAATCCCGTGGCCCGAAGAGATGGCCAGCTGCAGGGGCTGGAAGGCGCGATCGCTCCCCAGGTGATCCCCGATCGCATCAAGAACCGCGATCTGCCAGTCCCTGGGACCGTCGAGATGATCCAGCTTTCCGGGCTCGCCCCAGGGAAAGGCGTAACGCACAAACCTGCGAGGATTGCGCCAGAACCTGCCTATGTCCTCGCGCAGCTGGTCCTCAATCTGCACTACGCTGCCGGGCACGTCCGATAGCCTCTGCCAGGGTGGCGAATGCCTCCCCGCCGTGGGTTACATCCTGCTTATCGCTCTGGTCGAGATACTGTTTGCCCAGCCACACCAGCATGGTGGGGTTGCCCTGCATGGCAATCTCGAACTGCTTGCGCCGGACGCTGGCATCACGCCTTGCCCAGCCCTGGTGCATAACATCACTAAAGCGCCGGCGAATGGTCTCGTCCGAGCAATCGAGGATCGCTGCGGTCTCCTTCATGGTCAGGCCCAGCGCAGCGAGGGTTCTGACCTTCTCTACGTCAATGTTGGCTTTGTGTCTGCCCATTGACTCTCTCTGCCTTCTTGCCCGTCGCTTCCTCCCATCGGCGGACGATTACATCGCAATACTTGGGGTCTAGTTCCATTAGGCGAGCATGTCGGCCTGTCTTCTCACAGGCGATTAGGGTAGTGCCAGAACCGCCGTAAGGCTCTAGGACAATATCTCTGGGGCTAGAACACGCACGGATGCACCGCGTGGGCAATTCCACCGGAAACGCTACGGCGTGGGTCTTATTGGTTTCTAGCCCTATTTCCCAGATCGAAGACCACGTCTTTATCTCTGTGGTGTCATCGAAATAGAAGTCATCGCCCTTATAAAGCCAGTAGATTCTTTCGTCGCACGGAAGAAACATCCTAGCGTTCTGGGTTACCGAACCCGGTCGGCTCCAAATAATCTCCTGTCGCAGAGAAAACGGACCCGGCATCCATTCGAGCGGTGAAACCACTTTCTTATCCCGATAGCGGTTCTTGTGGTTATAGAAGATCGAACCGCCATCTCTAACGACGAAAAAAAGTGATGTAAGTAAATCTCGCTGCTGCGCTTGATATTCATCTTCCGGCATAGAATCGGCATAAGCGAGACGACCCACCTTTGCCACCCAGTTGCCCTCTTTGTGCATTCCGCTGGGCTTGAACGAATCAATCTTCTGGTTATAGGGTGGAGATGTAACAACAAGATCGGCCAACTCGCCATCCATCAGATTCTCAAGATTCGTAATGCTATCCCCACACAACAGCCGATGCTTGCCGAGGATATACAAATCCCCCGGCTTAGTAACCGGCTCCTCTGGCACTTCCGGCACAGAGTCTTCATCCGTCAGCAGCTCAGGAATCTGCTCCGGCTCCATCAGCAGAACGTTTAGCTCGTCTTCCGTCCAGAACT